ACTACATTGTAAACTCAAAAAACGTTACACCTTATGAAAAATCTCAAGGCATTGATTCTGTTGGCTGGACTCCTCACTATTACGAGCGAGTATGGAAGGTCACAGAGTCCAACGAATAACCTCAATCGATTACTTGCTTACTATGCAGTAAGCGTTCGAGTAGACAGTCTTGCACCGGCACAGATAGTTCCAAAGTTCTACAGCACAATCTATCACGATGTGAGTGGAGGAAACGACCTTATGACAGCCTTTTATTCAACGGGTATTCCTGCAGGGTACGACATAACCTATACATGGTTCAAGGATGGTGAATTGTGGGCAACTGGTCAAAGCTTCATGTTGAACGAAGTGGAGTGGACATGTGACAACTTATTCCTGCTCACCCTTAGAATCGAATATGAAGGAGTGTTCTATGAACGAAGTGCTGTGTGCCGAATCTATTGGGCGGGTGACATATTCCCAGACTGTGACAATGAGTACACTATTGCTCAATCGAATACTGATTCAAGTTGTATGTCATTCTGTATTCCAATGTTCTACGAGTACATTCTATTTCCCATTGACCTTGATGTGAATGGTGACTGGGTGATTAACACTGCCGACTTGATTGCTCTACTTGCTACCTTCGAGTAAAAGAATTACATTTGAGTCTTCTTTGTAGTTTACTATTGTCAATTGGTTAGTTGAAAGGGGGTCATTCGTGGCTCCCTTTTGCTATTTTTGACCCATGGCAATGATTCACACAGTAGATTTCACAAAGAACCCGAAACAAGCAGCCTATTACGATAAAGTGATGCTTGAAGTTCAGCGAGCAGTTAAGCACATGAGGCTGAATGCTGAGAGGGAAGACCAAGGACTTGAACTGCTTATCCTTGAAAATGCGATAAGGTATTGGTTTTATGGTGGCGCTGTTCGTGGAGGAAAAACATATCTGTTCCTCGCTATCTTATGCGTTCTGTGTCGACACTTCGCAGGCTCAAGGTGGCACGTTATCAGAGCTTCACACACAGACCTTCTTGGCACAACTATTCCCAGTCTTGAGAAGATAGTCAAGCATACTCCCGTTCGATGGAAGAAGTCTCAAGGTGACACGTTCTGCGAGTTCTCAAATGGCTCAAAAATCTACTTCAAGAGTGAGGGGTACAATAGCGACAAGGACTTGAACAAGTTCAAGGGGCTTGAAACAAACGGGGTCCTTCTCGAGCAGCTTGAGGAGCTTCAGGAGGAAACTTGGAAGAAGGCACTTGAAAGGACCGGCTCTTGGTACGATTGCCACCCCATGGCTCCTGCATTAGTGTTCGCAACCTTCAATCCAACGTACAACTGGGTAAAGACATCGTTTCACGATAAGTGGGATGAAGAGGGCTGCAAGCCACCGTTCTACTACGTTCAAGCACTGCCAAATGATAATGCGTTCGTAACACAAGACCAGTGGTTGGCGTGGGAGCAGCTTGACGAGGAAACATATAACCGATTTATCAAAGGAATATGGGACATTAACGTCAAAGGCAAGTTTATGACTGCTTTCACCGAAGAACACATTAACACGGGCAGCAAAATAGACCCTAACCTTGAATTATGGCTGTCCTTTGACTTCAACGTGGACCCGATGACATGTTTGCTGGCTCAGACAGATGGGGAAAGCTTCCTTCAAGTGATAAGAGAGTGGAGAATGCCCGATAGTGATACTCCTGCATTATGCGAACAGATTCTTAAAGACGTTCCAGAGCTTTACACAATGCGAGTTCGAATAACAGGCGATGCAAGCGGGAATAACAGGAACAGCGGAACGATTGGCCACACTAACCAATATCAATGGGTTCAAGATATACTGCCCGTCAATTGGGATGATTTTAGAGTTCCCAAAGTGAATCCCGGTATTGCCGATTCAAGAACATATTGCAACTCTGTTCTACAGCGAATGAAGTATTGCAAGGTAGACGAAGACTGTGAGCACCTTATCAACGATTTGCGCTTTGTTTTGAAGGGAATTGATATTGATGGTCATGTTAAGATTATGAAGAGAGGAATGAACAAGTATTTGAATATCGACAACTCGCAGCTTGGTCACCTTCTCGATTGTTATAGGTACTTGATACACAATGCAGTTCCAAACTTTGTTCAAGTGCCAAAATCTTGATTATCTTTGACGTATGAGCGAGTTAAACTACACCCCAGTCAAAGGGGAATCTTCGGTTGATAGATTCAAGCGGATACAGAAGCAGCTACAAAGCCACAAACCAAAGGGCAACGGCTTCACGAATTTATTTCAGATTCAGAGAAAGCACTCTGCAATGACAGGAAGCCACTTTGAGATAGCTACAAACGAGGACGGTAGAATGAAAATGATTTGGCGGTTTCATTCGTTTGCGACAATTGAAATTCCTGGAGGAAAAACAACCTTTCACCAAGGCAAAAATTTCGTTCATTTAATCTACTGGAACTAATGACGGCAGTAATACTAAATATAGTTTTATCCGCGCTTCTTGTTGCGGCGGCTCTTGCGCTTGTGAATATCTACCACCAGCGAATAAAGGCGGCTAAGCACCTGGCAAATTGGTTCACCGAGAATGATAAGGACTTTCCACTTACGGAGCTACCGGTTTCGGTTGATGGCATTAAGTTTTATACTTTCGCAAACCCCATTCAGATACCAGCAAGAAGGGCGCTCGCCGCGGAGGCCGCAACTAAGCAGGCCGAAATGAATGTCACCTCAGAGGACCTCAACGCATTTATTACCGAGGCCGTTTCATACGGTAACAAGGGGGAGATAAGCAAGATATTCTACCTGCTCGAAAGGCTGAAGGAAAGGCTTGACTGGGCCTGCGAGTATGAAACGCTCATGAAGCTTGCCATATGCTACTTTCTTATTGAGGGCGAGCCTATTCAAAGCGTGAGTAATGAATTCACAAAGAGAAAGCGCGCTCTCATACAATCCTCACCCGAGGCGGAGGGTTTTTTTTTGGCCGCTGCATACAAACTCACGACCGAGTATTCGGATTTTTCAGAAACCGATATCCTGCAGTATTTGGCGATGAAAAGCACAAAAGAAGGAGGGAGAGGCTTAAGCTTGAAACGTCCTACTTCCAGCACACCAGCGTCCATATAGACAACCTGAATAAGCAGAACTATATAGTAGCAAAGGAGGACAAGCAAAATGAAGAAATAATATTAAGCGGCACGGCAGAAGAGTACTATACAAGTCTGAATACCTTCATTCAGTGGGAGGAGGACAAAAAAAAATATAGGGATGCCAACTAAGATAAACAAGGTAATTTGGGACTTAGAGTTTAATATCAAGGGTGAAGCTGAGAAGCTTGACTCACTCTCCAAGAAATTAGATAAGGCTAAGAATACAATGGCCACCGCCAAGAAGGGCTCGCTTGAATATGCGGAGGCTCAAAAGGTTGTGGGGAATGTTTCAGCCCAGCTCGGCGCAACAATGCCAAAGGCCACAAGCGCAGTCTCCGGATTCGGAAAAGCGGCCAAGGCTGCCGCGGCCTCATTCGGTGCCTTGTTTGCAATTGGATCACTGGCGGCCGTATTCAGAAGTGGTATCAACTCCGTTATAGAATTTGAGTCCGCGCTCGCAGAGTTATCGGCCATTACCGGAGCCACAGGTGGGGACCTTGAGTTCTTCCAAGAGCAGGCCCGTGAGATTGGAGCAACCACAACCATTGGAGCCCAAGAGGCCGTTAATGCATTCAAGCTTATAGGCTCAGCTCGGCCACAGCTGTTGGAGAATAAGGAGGCGCTGGCTGCCGTTTCAAAGGAGGCCATAATTCTTGCCGAGGCGGCGAAGATTGACCTACCGGCCGCGGCGTCTGCATTGACCACCGTAATGAACCAGTTCAACCTCTCAGCGGACCAATCGAGGGGCATCATTGACGCGCTGGCTAATGGCTCCCTGAAGGGGGCGGCGGATATTCCTACCCTTACCCAAACTATCCAGAAGGCGGGCACGGTGCTGGCACAAAACAATGTAACATTTACCGAGGCCATCGCATTAACAGAAACCCTTGCCGACAAGCAGCTCACGG